GTCGGGAGGATCTCGAGCTTGGTGCTAGAGCCGCAGGTAATCGACAGTTCCGGGACACTGCACCCGTCATCGTTCATGGTGAACGAAACGGTAATTCTGTACAGTGGTCCACCCTTCTTTGAGCTAGACATAGAATTTCCTTCCCGAAATCGGGATTACTGAGATTAGATCTCGCCAGACTGGGCCGTGTCGATGATACCTTGCGCCATCTGCGCAATGGCCATCGCGTGGGCTACCAGCATAGCTGCGACTGCGTTCGCGTCGGCCAAGTCCGCTCCGGCAGGAATGCCGAAGGAGGACTTGACATATCCAGGGACACTCGGCTGACCCGATAGGACCGTAAGGCCCTTCCGGGTTCCGAGCGTATAGACATTGACGGGAACGTTTGGCAGGACACCCGCGGCATTCAGAGCAGGAAGCTGCTGAATGGTAGCGGGACGAGTGGCGAGGAACGAGAACGGCCGCGAAGCGGAGTTCACGTCGGTCAAGCCACCCGGCTGCGTGCCACCGCGAGCAGTTACCGAATACTGTTTCCCGTTGGGAACAGTCGTCGATGACTGAACGGTGGTGAACGTCGGGGAAGTAAATCCCGCGACGGCAGCGACTGCCTGGTTGATTGTTGCAGGTACGTTTAACATGCTATGATCCTCTGGATCGTTGGTGTGTTACACCTGGTTTTCACCAGGAGAGATTACCATTTCTGGACCAGGTTCTATTCGCAATAACGGCGGCCACATTTCTCCATTGCCTCCTCCCGAGCTCAGTAAAGACGCTAGGCATCTTAAACTGAACATCGGTCGGAAACGATGGGTGGTGTACGCCACTGCGTTGGAAACCTGTAGTAGTCCAGGTAGTGGTTTGTGGGACAGCGACGAGGTTCACTCGAGTACCAGGATTCGCGATAGCTCGCAGATTTGCACCTGCGTAGATTTTCGTGATATTAGAATTCCGGACGGTGCGATTGCACCACCGGATCCTGGAAGTCGGGAAACCCACGGCGTTGACTATATTCCCAATATTCGAGAAATAGTCAATCATGTAAGTCCAGGGAAGTAGGTTGTAGATGGTCGGAACAAAGTTGTTGGGCGAAAGGCCCAAACGTTCCACAAGACCACCCGCTCCCGTACGCTCTAGACTAAGCTCTGCGATGTACCTTACGGTACATTCCAGTATAGAGGTCACAGTGACCTCATACCTGGCTATGCTTAGAGATTCAGTATAAGTGTTGCTCGACGACGTCGGAGCGCTCCGGCCTGTTGCACGAACTTCGGTTGACTCAAAATAGTCATTCTTGAAGTCGTTTAACAATGCCCGGACGTCCTTCGCCAGCGGGTCCCACCCAAACTTCCACTCTAAGTACGCATCACTGATCCCGGCGGCATACCTGCGGGGCCCTGCATTTCGAGCGCGACGAATGTTGCGCTTCCAATGAAAGAGTTGCCCGAGCATCGCGTCGGTGATTCTCATGACTGAAGAGGCAGTCTTCCCCATCTCCCCAAGCATCTCCCCGCCTTGTAAAGCGTGGAGCTCCTGGCGAGCCTTGGAGTAAAACTTGCCTGCCGCGTCCGCATCTGCAGCATTGTCCGCTAAAAGAGAAGGCGGGTTATGCCCTCCATTCTGATAGACCCAACCATCCTCAGATACCTCACGGTAATTCTGAGGAATGGCTACGTTGTTCAGATAGAAGGATACGAACAGGTGCGCGTCTGAATGGACGACCGAGGTCTTCCACCCAGAACAAGGAGTAGTAGCAGAGACATGCCGTTTGACGGCGTCTCTCCACCCAGGGTACTTGACACCACTAACCGTATTGGTCCATTTTCGGACAGCATACGACGTCGTGGGCGGGTTCGCCTGATTACCCTCTGTTTTGTACATTCGTACAGCATCAGGGCTACTCTTGTTATACGGCTCCATAATTGCTTCCTCAATTAACGAAAGACATCGGAGGTATTACTACCAACCAATATCCTACACGGTCTCACGACCGGGGCTTTCCACTCGTGCAGTTTTTACACGAGGAAAATCCAGGGGGTTCGACCCCCGGG